CGGTGCGCGCCGGGCGCGGGGGTTCCGCCGCCCCCACCGCCTCCACCAGCGTTGGCGGCCGGGTTTTGGCCGACGATTGTTTGCTGAATGTCTTTGAGGTTTACTTCCCATAGATTGTGGCCTCGGGAGTACATCTGATAGTTGCCGAACTTTGAACGCAGAGTGAGAATTCCCGAGTCATCAGCACTAATAATTAGTTTTCCGCCAGACACGTTCACCGTCTGAGAATTCTGCCCAATACTCCCGCCATTACCCGGAGTGTTTGCACTAATGCCGCCCTCGCCTACACCGCTAGTGTCCTTGCCAGCAATGATGTTTTTGGCTTGAGTATATCTATTGCTATAGCGCCCCAGAACACCGTTAGCCATGATGTCAGAATACATCTCATTAAGGCCTCCGCCGCTGTAGTGGTTTGCGACCTGAAAAGCGTAACGCGGTCCTTGGTGATACGCAACGCACCAGAGAATAAATGCGTCCGTATCCGTGTCGGGGTTAATCCCATATTGCTTAGCAACACTGAAATAGTTTTCAAGGTCTTTGACAATCTGGTCACCCTGAATGTCCTTGCTCGCATTAAGCAACGGCTTGAGACTATCGCCAACTGGACGAGAGAGATAATAAGTGTTCCACGAGGAATCTGATTCCGGCACCGACTCGAGCCGAGACCTGAACCCTGCGTCCACTCGCCCATACTCGGCCGCGTGAGCACCACGCATGCGGTTCAGGATTGCCGCCGCGCGCGTTCCGTACCACTGCGCAATTCCGACGGTAATTGGGTCGTTGTAGTTGATCGCCGAGTAATCCATAGACGACTCAACCTGACCAATAGCCTTAATCGCAACTTTCTTGGCCGTTGCGTCCCACGCCATAGTTCCTCCAACAGAAATAGCCTGCCCCAATTCTATCGGGGCAGGCTACTCCTGTCTACTCACCAGATTTTGTAGGTCATGTTTACCTGATAGGTCTGATTTGCTGAGAGAATATCTCCTGCGTAAATTCCTCCTGTCTTGGCAACATATAGGTATTTATACGTCCTGTCGTTTCCAATAATAGGTGACATGACGCCATCGTACGGGCGCGCCCACCCAGGAATACTCATTAGTCGACCATCGTATCCCACATTATTTGCGCCAACCTTGAATGTTCCCTGAATGTAAACCCAGTCCCTGTCGCGCTCGCACGTGAGGTAGTTGTAGTCCTTTGCCACAGTGCCGTCAGACAGCGTGTGCAGAGCCATCGCCGGAGGGTTGAACCACGACGACCCACCCTTGAGCCACACCTGAAAGAGCTCCTTGACGTGCGTGTACCCCGAGGCAGTCATGTGCACATTATCGGGCCCCTGGTCCCAGGACTTGGCTTGCTCGTCTCCCCAGTGCACCCATCCACGAGAACCCTCGCAGACGACGGCGCCGTAGGGCTTCCCAGCATTGACGACCTCGAATGTCCGGGAAACACATGAGCGCGCCATTTGCACATACTCATTCAGCGAGGACTCGTTAAAGATAACCGGAAGCACTCGAATGTCCGCGTTAGGGAAGTACTGGCGCGCAAGCCTGAAAAATGTTGACGCCTTATCGCTCACAGAATTCTGTGCCCGAATATCATTAAGCAAGTCGATCACAAACAGGTACTTAGTTCTGCGGCGCTTATCCTCAGACATCCCCTGCTTAGCATTATCCAACTGTGTGAGAAAGTTGTTATCGGACGTTGAGGTAAACCCTCCACCACCAATCGCATACACATTTGGATTCAGCCCCAACTCGCGACAAAGAGACTCGGTCCAACGACTTGCTTCAATCGTCGCATTAGACGAACCAATAACTACTCCCTCAGTGAGTTTAGGGTCTTCGAGGAAGATGTCATTGGCTTCGGTCTTTGTGTAATATGCAGGGAATCTGTTGTCAAAGTCCCTGCGCTGTTGATCCAACTTTCCCTGAATGTCTGTTTGGAATTGGGAATTCTGGGCCTTTAGCGCGTCTCCCCACGCCTTAGTCGTCAGCGTAACCCGCTTACCGGCAGGCGACTTAAGTGGCGCCTCAATGTAGTTGCCGTCAACCTCACGGAATTCAGCGTCAATAAGGCGCTGCTTGAAGTCCTCGATTAGAGACTCGAGTGAGGTCTTCTTGGCATCCAGTTCCCTGTTCCATCCTGAGTGAGTCTTCTCAACCTCAGTAATGAAGTTGGTGACCGTCTCATTCAGTTTGGCGATGATCTTATCCTGTTCCTCGCCAAAGGAATTCGTGAACGTAATGACGTCAATGACGCTAGAGCGAATTCGCTCAAGCACATCAATATACGTCAGCCCGTCCCGATAAGTGAATGGGGTAATGTTGTTCACCGATCGCGACTGGACGCGCCACAGTGCCTGGTCAATTGACCCGATAATGTCGTCACCAGTAGCCATAATATCCTCCAAATCCTAGGCCGTAGGTAAATCCGTTAACTAGTCCTCCGGGAGTGTGGGGCATATCCGTGTCCCACAGTCCCATAAAAAGTTCACTCAGTTCTGCAATAACTAGGTCATCCACATTAAGCAGTGTCCCACGATAATCGGCGATAGCCCGAGCCTTGGAGCCCGAGTAGCCCCACGACTCCGACCGCTGGTTATTGTTGTAGTTACTAGTCGAAGATGATGAGCTATCCGACTCGTTGCGAGACGTGGTGTCACCTGACGTGCTCGCGTCGCTGATACTCGTAGCATAGTCCCCATCGCCCGCAAGCCGTGTCTGAGGAGTGTCTGAGCCCACGGTGCGCCCTTTGGACTTATTGGTACCACTACCACTACCAGTCTGGTGGTTGATCCCAGAATTCTGGGACGTGCCGTCCTGGCCGGTCCTGCTGTAGTGGCGATTGCCTTCAAGCGGGTCCGTGTTTTGCAGTTCAGCCAGATACATTCTATTATACCGCGGCATAATCAGTTCCATCTTAAGGCTTAACCGCCAAATAAAAATATCAATTGTCTCGTGCGCAATCTCCTGAAGCCAATAGGTCTTCTTAATCCGATCATTCAGTGTTTTCCTGTACGCTTCGTCGAAGATCGGATAATCATCGAGGCCAATATGGTCATCAGTAATCCGCACAACGTCACGAAGCATTATCGTTGTTACTGACATCGTCACCCCCATAGGTTGTCAAATTAGAACTAGCAAGATAATCATTAAGGTTCGGTGCCGCATTATCGTCTACAGCCCAATAGCATGACACGTTAAGACCAAATTTCTCATTAATCTGTTCACAAGCCAACTCGCGCGGCTTCATAAAAGACTCACGAGACGCAAGCACCTGCCCAGAATTAGCGGCGGCTTCCTCAACCACCATGCGCTCACGCTTCTCGGAATTCACGTTCATAATCCCGAGCATTGTGAGTGCTTCGCCCCAAATCTTGGACTTAGACTCCATGTGCTTGATCGAGGAAACTGCACCAGCACCAGCATTCTGATTAAGCGGGAACACACCAATCGTGTTGGCGAGATTATCCATGCTCATGTTCTCAGTACCCCACACGACAGGTTCGCCATCGTAAATCTTGGAAATAAGATTCTGGATAGTGAGACGCTGGTCCTGCGAACATGCAACAATCATCGGGTTGCGCTCATTCAGCAGATCAATTTCGATCGTTCTGTCAATCTGAGCAAGCCGTGCAGCATACGAAAGCACAACGTCGATTTCCGGCTCTCGGACCTGATTGCCCCAGATACACACCGAATCTGAAGCACTCACCTCGCGAGAATAAACACCGTTTCGGGTTACGCGGTATCCAGTTGGATTGTCCTGAATGTCCAACGGTCCCGAAATTGTTGCGGGCATTGCCATAAACAATTCAAAGAAACTATCGAAATAAAACACGGAGTACCCATTATTGAAGATAGTTGCTTCAATAAAACGTGGGTCAATCCCGTTAGGCAGTCCCTCCCAAGTAAACCGAGAAAGACACTTGCCCATTAACTGACGCCGGTACATGTGCTCCAACTGCATCTGCCGTGCTTCGGACGAAGACGGGGGAGACGCCATGATTTTCTTGTAGATACCGTTAAGCACATAATCCTTTTTACTCACTAAGGGTCACCCTAACTGTCTTGTCAATTCGATTGTTGCGAACATTGGTGTTACCAATTCTCTGAGGGGAACGCCAGACGGTAACGCCCTTTTCGAAAATTCCTCGCACACTAGCCTTGAATCCCTCAGGGATAGTTGTGTCAACCAAATAACACTCGGCCATCTTCCAATATGTAAACTCGGTCATAAGGCTAAGTGTCTTCGGGAACTTAATCCAAGTATTCATCAAATACCCATACCTAAGCCAGAAATCACCAATACTACGCATAGCGGCCGGCGAGACACTTCTAATTCTAGCATCAATCACCAGACCATTCGAGACCATCGCAGACACATAGCCTGACGTCTGTCCGACAACAGACGGCGGAATAACCTGCATGTCCTGGCGCTGGCCGTTAATCGATGCGATGGCCGCCTCATAATCCCCATTAGCCGCAAACTGCGCCAGTTCATAGTTAGTATCCCGCACAGTCCTTTGCTGCTGCTGAGAAATCTGCGAAGCACCACTAGCCAACTGATTCTGAATATTCGCCGTCGACTGAGCCTGAGAATTATTAATCATCGCAGAAACACCAGCCGTAGCCGCCTGACCAATACCGGCACCGGCCGCCGAACCATTCAGCCCCATAACGCCGCCAAGCGCAGTCATGGCACCCTGAGTCGCCTGAACAGTAGCCCTCATATTATTATAACGCGACTGAGAATCAGCCATAGCAGAATTACCCCACATAGAATTCTCAGCCCCAGCCTGAGTCGCAGCAATACCCGCATTAGCAACATCACGCGCCGCCGTCGCAGCGCGCTGAGCACGCTGCTGCTGCCACTTCGCGTTATTCACCTGAGCGGCCGCAGTGTGTGCCGACGAAGCAAGCGCATTCAGCGAGGAATTGTTGACGGCCGAGAATGTGGGGAGAGACGTGTATCCGGTACACATATCCCAGCCCTCACCGTACTCGTTAGTCACCTTGCCTGCACGGCGCTCAACAATCACAGATTCGGTGATTGTGTTGTAGTCCCGGATAGTGAAAAACAGGGACGGATTAGGCGGCACAACATGGGCATACTGATTAATGTTAATTCCCGCTGTGCGGATAGACTCAGGGCGAAATTCAACAGGATTCCCTGAATATGTTGTCAACTCAACAATACAGTATGGCGATGTCACGAATTTCTTAAGTTCCCGATATTCCTTAGGGAGTAATGAAAGAAATTCATTCCTAAAACTAGCGTCAGTCAACGAATAATTACGATTAATGTAAACACTATTGTCAGATAACCATGTCCACGTTCCTTGACCTGTTTTCTCACCAACCTTAACTTTATCGCCGGCATTTAAGTCAACAACATCTTTAGGGACAATAGTAATTGACCCAATTCCCTGCGCAACCCAGGGGTAATAACGAAGCCCCTCCATGCCGGATTTAAAATTACCTGCGGTGCACGCATAAATTTCGGTACCGTTAGGAATTCCTTCGGTTCGCGAGGAAGTGGCCATAGATACGCGGGGATTGTTTTCGTCACCGTAACCATTATTGGCGTCAAGTTTTGTTGTAGAAGTAACAATCACAACATAATCGTAATTATTAACATCTGCCAGCAATCGCCGGTAGGTTCGGATAATTTGGTGCTCAGACCCCATATCCAAACCCTCAGGCTGTGTCAACCAATTCTTTCCATCATTATCGAAAGAA